CCTTGACAGTTTGGCTTATTAGTCACGAAATTACGAATCCGTGAGGTCTTTTGTTGAAGCGCATGTAATACATCAGCAGAATAGCGATGTATATACGACGTTTCAATGTCATAAAAATTAGCCATATTGTACCTTTTATAGAAATCTCACACACTTATGCGTATGAGTAAAACTCACTCTAACCTAGAGATTATCCATAAAGGGTCTCAAGATATTTTTCAACAGGGCAGATGCTTGTCTGTTTATTATATCTTGTTCGGCTTGTCCTCCACAATGGAGGGGTGAAACTATCGTACTCTTTGTTGATTTGGATATGCCGATTTAAACAGCCTATCCATTTTCTTCATTGCAGTTTGATGATTTGGATCACGATTATCACGATATGATTTCGAAAAATCCTTATCAGCATAAAGAGCCTGAATTTCTTCCTGCGCACCCTGCGGAGATTGTTGGGATTTACCTAATCCTGTACCTACCGCAAGTGATTCTTCTCCTAGCATTTGTCCTATTTTAGAAAAAGCCCTGATCATTTCAGGATGATTACCAAGACCTGTTCCATCTAAAACTTCAGACAATTCTGGAGAAGCAAATTGTGCATAAGCTCTTTTGGCATAGTCCATATTACCATCATAGTTCCTGCCCCATTCACGTTGCAGATCAATGGTAGTCTGAACTTCCAAATCTTTAATACCTTGCTCATGCTCACCAGCTTCTTCCTCTTGTATGTCGTTGTAAAGACCTAGAATGTTTTCAGCTTGTTGTTGGTTTAGACCATTTTCATGGGAGAATTGCTTGTAATTATCAAGTATTCCCTCATCGTCTTCACCAAAATCATAGCCATCAGCACGTTCTGGTCTTCCTAGTTGATTGTATAGACCATCCCAACTTTCCCCTTCTTGCGGAAGAGAAACGAGATTATCGGGGTTTCCTCCAATTTTTTTGACTGCATTAACGTAGGACTTAGCGAGTTTATCTACAGAGTCAAATGTTTGGAGACTAGGTTCATCCCTTAAACCTTCCGGCATAGTGGATGCATTAAATGATAAAGCCGAAGATTCGCCACTATCAGCTTGCCCTGTACCTTCAGGAGCCATTGCTTCTTCTGACATAACTTTTTATTGTTAGGGTTATGCTCGTCTTTCTACACGAGCCTGTTCCTGCAAGTCAATTCTTTTTCTTATGGCTTCTAAATCTGCACCAACGAGATTAATAATCTCCATTACTACAGTTCTTTGGCCTTCTTGCCATGCAGATGTATAGGGGTCACTAGCATGAGAAGTTCTAAAGACAAAGTGTGCATTTGACAAAGTTGCCAATACATCTTGTCCTTCTTCTCCACTAAAAACCTCTTTAAATCGTGTACGCTTTTCTTTTTCTTGCAACCAACGTGAAATCATGACATTGGTTTGGCCCTCTCTAACCTAAGAGATTCAGCTTTAGCATTTGATTCATTCATTTGAGCGGCAACTTGTGCTTGTTGCATTTGTGCTTGTTCTTGTTGTTGCCTTTGTTGTTCTGCAATCATTTGTTCCACTTCTTCCTGTGTTCTTAGATTAGAAGTTGGTATTTGCAGGACTTCAGCAGTATTTTTAAGTATTTGCTGTGTATTGAAGTACATTGGTATTGTCTGGTCTATCTGAGCAAGTGGCATAATCATTTCAAATAACTGATTCATGGAACTTATCTCACCTGATCTCATTGCAATAGAAACAGGATTTATATATTCTATTTTAAATTCGTTACCCATTTCTTCAGGCATTTCAGGTAGTTTGTATGACCGCATCAGTATATTAACTGTTCTCCTGATAAGCGGATCAAGAAACTCACCTTCCTGACGAGCAAGAATTGGCCCAAGTATAGGCATTCTCTGTCTCATTCTAACTGATACTTCTGTTGCAGAGAAGCGCATTACATCACCATCTGGTGCAACAGGGCCGGGTAGTTCTAATAAGTCTAAGAAGTAACCTTCCCTGATATTTGCAGTACACTTTGCATTTAATCTTTCTGCATATTCAGGTCTTGCTCTTGATGGTACTTCAAATATTTCATCTTTGCCACCTAGTCCTACTGAATAATAATTTATTGCATCAGGGGTAGTATCTAGGGGGTCTAAGAGTCCAGAATCCGGTACAAATAGAGGTGGTGATACCGCTTTCTGAACTGCTTTTAAATAAGTTCTATCAATTTCTGTAATAAGTCTTATATCGGGCATTATTTCCCAAGTTGGCCCTCTACCATATATTTCTCTATCTGATCTTTCCCATCTGGCACAGATATAGGGCATTTCTTCATATCCACCAAATGCCAATACTTGTTTTCTTTCTTTTAAATAGTGAACTGATATAAATGGCTTCTGGAATCCTTCAGGAAGGTAGCTTTGTGCTGTCCAAGAAGGAATTACTGCATGTACTACATCATATTCATCCAGCATTTTCGGCCCAAATCCTTTTTCAGCTATTTCTTGGGGCAAGGTTTCTGGATCAAACCTAGATACTAAGTCTTTTGCTGTTTGCTTGTAGTTCCGAAATACTGTGTCGATTTCCATTTCACTTCCGCTACCCAATATACAATCCGAAAGAGGAAAATTACGGTAACGAGGGCCAAAGCCAGGTTTATCCTCAACAAAGATAATACCAGTTCCAAAAGACCCTGCTTCCAAGTAATATTGAAATATTGCACTTTGGAAGTTTGATGCTGGTCTTGATACATGGTGTTTTACTATTTTAGATGCTTCTTCTACCCATAGGGCAACATTACGGCTTTTATCTAACTCAGCAATACCTGTTGTTAGCTTAAACCATTCTGCACCCATTGGTGTGAAGACATTATGGATATTAGATGCAAAGCGTTTCAATAATCGCATTGCTGTACCTTCAAAAGCCATACCCATTCTATCATCACCTTTAGAATGAGTAGTAGTGAAGTCAGAACGATGAGGCAAGACATACTCTGCCATCTCCTGCCATTCACGCTCCCATGTCCTGCGGTTATTTTTTAACTTCTCATGGTGTCTATCAATTACAACACCAAGATCATTACCTTCTTGCTCTTCAGCCATTTTGTTATTAAGTTAACATTGTTGCTGATTGTCCAGCAGTCATATTTGCCGCACCACGACCAGCCGCTACTTTTCTTTTTGCATTTTGTGCAGTTAATGCCGCTTGTGGATCAACTTCTTCTGCTGATAATGTGGCCGCAACATCCGCAACATCTTCAGTCTTGCCCTGCGCACCTTCTACAAGTTCTTTAAATGATCCTCCATATAATGCATCAACCCCTTGCCCTAAAGTACCACCGGGGCCACCTTCTATTGCCGCCGCAGGGTTTTTAACTACCTCTACAGTATCAGTTACAGCTTTCCCAAGGTTTGTTACAGCTTTTGTCCCACCTCCACCACAGAGGGATACTTCACCTTTATATTCATATGATTTAGAAGACTGCTCTACGAGAACACCATTCTTAAACTCATAATTTACTTCTGTATAGACTTTCATATTTACCTTTTATTAAATGGTTACAGTTTCTTTCTTAACAAAATACATCGTTCCTTATAGTCTTTCAATACTTTTTTCCAACCTCTTCTTGCATACATATCCATATATGCACATCCTTGAGCCTTTGCCCAATCTTCTAGTACTTTTATACTTTCGTCAACCCATTCTTTCATATTCTCACCTGCAACTGTAACCACCTGACACATTTTATGTCTAGGATAACATCTATATTCAACTGTCAATGCAACAACAATTTCATGAGAATCAGGTTTAGTTCCTATCCATAATATATATTCTCCAGTTTGGAGAGATTGCAATACATCATTTTCATTTAAAAGCTCATCACTTGTTTTTGTAATCAATTCTTTTACATCATTCCAGACAGTATTGATTTCATGTTTTTCTACAATGTAATAATCAAGCGTAGACCCTTTCTGACGAATCATAGTAATCGTAGGTGCTTATAGCTTTTCTTGGTCTTTTCTTGGGACGACCTGTTGAAGCAAACTTTAGTGACTGAGATGCATATCT